CGCCTCGGTTGATCGTTTGCAGATCAACGCTTGTCAGTGTGCGCGGCCCGCGCTCGGCCTCGACCTCGATAGCGCGCACCTGACCGTAATCGTCGGGAACCGGAAACGGGTTCGTCGTCACGGCTATCACTAGCTCGACCTCGTTCTCGAACGATTTCAGGTCGCGGCCAATTCTCGACTCGGCGGCGGGCAAGAAAAAATCGATGATCTCTTGCGTAAGGTCTTCGCGCTTCGCGTAAGCCTCGACCTGGGCGATGAGTTCGTCGCGGTTCATGGCGGCGCGGGCGGTCGTTTTTTCTGAATCGGAATAATCAGAAATCCCGGCCGTCTCGGGCTCATCCTAGTTTGTGGCTGCAAGCCTATCGGCCGCAACCGTTGATCTTGAAGCGCCACGTTTTCGACTCCTATCTCGAACTCGATACGGGTCCGACTCCGAACTCGCGATAAAGCGAAGCCAAGCGTTGCGCTTGGTCGCCGCGTTCTTCGCGTTCAGGTCGGGATACTTGCGCCACAATGCGCGCAAATCGGGCGACGGTATTTGTAACGCCATCTGCCCAAAGCTCAACGTTCGAAGCGCCTCGGGTTGCTTTCGAAGCTCCGCGTTTTCGTCGAGGATAAAGCGCCGGCCAGCAAGCTCCGACCGTCGTCGGAGCTTGCCAGCCTGAACGCACCAGCCGCGAAGAAACGACACTACCCGGCGTCCGTCTCGGGCTTCGGTTCGCCCTGGTCGAACGTTCCGCCCTCGATGTTCACTTTGGGTTCTACCCGAACATCGAGGGCTTCGGTCAAGTGAGCGCACCCGAGATCGATAAGGCGGTGCGCTTCCTCGGCGGGGAGTTCAACAACGGAGCCGGTTACTAGCGGCCCTTCGCTGGTGAATACCTTCGCTTCTGGATTGTGCAGCGCCAATTTTACGCGCGTCGTTTTCTTAGCTGGCATCGAACCCCCTTTCGTGGGTTGTTGGTTGACTACTGAACGACCGCTATGGTCGGGTCGAGATCGGCGATAACACCATGCGCGGCTTCGTTCAAAACCTTGAGGGTTGTATCGTTTATCATTTCTCGATTTTGGGCGGTTCCGGTGGTAGCAAGCTCGACCACTTGCACCCCTTGGAGCGTTCCTTCCATAAGGAACTCGGGCTCATACATGAACATATCCACCACGTCGACCGGGATGATATCGCCCGAATCGTGAACTTGCTGCAAGCGGTCGGAAACAAGCTCCAGCGTTACATTGAAATCCGTGAGCCAGACTCCAATTGAGGCAACCGCCGTCGCCGCGCCCTGGCCCTGTTCGTTCCTTTGCAGTCGAGCGATTCTCGCCGTTTCTTCGAAGCCGTAATTTGAGAAATTTCGGATCATCGAGGGCGTCGAGTGAGCAACCGACGGGTTCCCGCCTTGCTCATAGATCGATTGCGCGAGATCGCGAAACAGCGTCTCGGTCAGTCCCCGAGCGTCGCCCGCCGTTGCGGCCGAAACGATGCCCGCCGAGAAGCCGCCGTCGGCCCCGCCGACTCCGCGACTGGTGTTGGTCGTTAGCCAGCTTGGCAGACCGCCCAACCGGCCCGGTACGGCGTCGCCGTCGTCGGCGTTGCTCGCCTGATTTTCGAGCATGGTCGCGTTCAAATCCCGGCGGATTTCTTGCTGCCGCCGCATGACCTGATACGCGAGCGTATCGGCGAACCCGATTGTATCTACCGCTCGGGCTCTCATCGAGACTCGAACCACTTTATTCAGCAGTTGCGTGAAGTTCCCGACTCGCGTTCCGAGAACCGAGTCGTCGGTTCCGGCGTCGGCCCCGTCGACGTTCGCGTTCAGAATGTCGGGGTCGCTGAGCGCGTCAATCGTCCACTCGGCGAAGTGATTCCCTACGCGGTCGCTACCTATGCGGTCGAGAAATTCGAGACTTATCTTCGATATATCCCACACAGCCTGCATAACGCTCTCGTTAACGAGCCCGTTAAATTCCTGAGATCGCAGGTCGAAATCGTCTGTATTTGCGGTTGTCATAGAAGCTCCCTACCCGGTCGACCCGAGCAGCAATTGAGAAACAGCGGCGACCTTCTCGCCCATGTTCCCGGTTTTAGCTTTTTCAGCGGCAGCGGCGCGGCCAGTTGCGGCGCGCTGTTGCTCGTTGACCCGTTTCCCGCCTCGCTTGCCGTGGTCACGAATTTCTTTCGCCTTGGCGTTCGCGGCAGCTATCCGCTTTTTCATGCCGGCGAAATCGTGTAACAGTTTCGTTAAGCGGTGGTCGATCACTAGATCGAGGTCGGTTCGGCTAAACCCGTAATCGGCGACGGCTTCTAATATGTCGACCTGGGCGCGCTCGTATGTTTCGTCGTTGGCCCATTCGGGCTTTACGGCTAACAGCGCTTGGCGTTCCGTTTGAAGGTGTTCTATGTGAGCGTCGCGAGCTTGCGCGACTAACTCGGGCGGTATCTCGGGGAGTAGCGCCACAATGGCGCTTAGCTCGCCGCGAGATCGAATCATATCGTTCTCTAGTTTCGATTGCCGTTCGTCGATCTCGGTCGAGCGAATGTCTAAATCGCCCGCCTTGGTCGCGGCGTCTTTCAGCGCGCCGAGCGTTACGGGTTCGGCCCCGTCACGCATCGGAACATTGAGCTTGTAAACGTCTTCGATCTTGAGCCCGGCAGATTCCGCGAACTCGGCCAGCGTCGTCGGCGCTTTACCAGCCGGATCGCCAGCACCAGCGCCGGCGTCGCCGGCGGTGTGTGTGTCGGGTTGTTTCTCGGGGTCAGCTAAGAGCGCGGAAACTTCGTCGAGTTGCTCTCGCGGGCTTTGCGGCGTCTCGGGCTCGCCTCGATCCGCGTCGCCCTGGTCGCCGGCTTCCGCGTCGGCTTGCTGAATAAGCTCGGTTCCGCCGAGCAGCGCCGCCACCTGGGCGGTTTGTTCGGTCGTATGCGGTTCAGGCATCTAAGCCCCCTCTTGCTTTGAACGCCCGCGTAACGTCGCGGAGCGCCCGTTGTCGCTGCCAAAGTTCCTCGCGCTGCTCGGCGTTGTCACACTTCGCCCATTGCGTCGCGAGGTCGTCTCGAACCTCGTTGAAAAGCTCGGCGAATACCCCGTCTTCATACAGCGCCTTGAACGCTTCGAACTGGTCGGTTCGCACCTTCTGACCTCGCTTCGCCGGTTTCTAAATTCTCATCGGTTGCCGCCGGGTCGGCGTTGCCGTCGCCCCATTGAGCGTCGACCGCTTGCTCTTTCAACCGCCCGTCGAGCGTCTTCGCCCAATAGTCGAAGCGCTTATCCATTGCTTCGGAAAGCATATCGAACGCGAGTCGATCTTGAGTGATTCCGATTTGCGCTTGTAGGAATTGGTTCTCGCGCTCTTGCTGTTGCCCGGCTTGCTGCTGTGCGCTCTCCTGGGCTTGCTGCTGAGCCTGTACCGACGTTTCCGAACGCGGGTCAATCCAATACCGGCGCGCGTTCTGAACGCCGCCGGCGCTTGTCCAATCGAGCAAGGTGTCATGGTACGTTTGCAAGTCGACCAGAATTCCCGAGCCGAGCCCGGCCCCTTGTAATTTCTCTTGCTGAGCGAGAACCGATTCGAGCGATTGCCGGCGCTCGGCGCGCTCGCCAAAGCTCATCCCGGCGACGATATCGAGTTCCTCCCGATACGCCCACTTGCCCGGCTCATATTCGGCGAACTCGCTCCCTATCTGAACCTCCGCCCGGTCGGGGAATTGCTCCCGCAACGTTCGGTGAATCAAGAGGAACGTTTGTCGAATCAGCGTCTCGGCAATCGTTCGCGTCATGAGCCGCGCGAGCGACTCGCGGCTTTGGAATTGCTGAGCGATTCCGCCGGCCGTCTCGCCGGCAATTTGCAATTGTGCATTCTGAAGATCGAGCGACGCGCCGCCGCGCTCGGATCGCGTCGCGTCGAGCCAGTCGAGCAGCGAGCGCGACGACCCGCCCAGGTCGGGAACGACAAGCTCGCGAACGGCGTTGATATCGTCAACTCGGTTGATACCGCCCGGCCGGCGCGCTTTCAGGTCGTCGAGTTCTACCGCGCCGTCGACCGCGAGAACTTCGGCGTTATTCGCGAACGCCATATTGTCGAGCCACTGGCGAAGCACTTCGGTTTTGATCGACTCAAGCTCGGCGAGCTTGTCGTAAAGCGAGAGCCCGAGCCAGCGTTGGGGCTGTAGGAACCCGGTTCCGGTCGCATAGGGAACGCCCGAGTGTGGCTCGTTCTCAAGTACCGTCCCGGCGCTGGTCCCGCCGGCGTATAGAACGCGGCGGCGCTCGGCCTTGCCGTCGCCGTCGAAGTCGATCAGCGAATACAGTTCGTAACACTCGACAAACAGCATTGACTTGTCGCCGTGGTCTTCGAGGAACGGCGCGCTCTCGCTTCGGTCGCGGGCTCTCGAAGCGATATGCGTATCGCTATCGGTCGTCGGCAATGAGTTAACGACAGACTTCGAAACGCCTCGGTTGAGCAAGTCGGTTTTGGTCAGAAAGAACCGCTCGCCGCAATAGGGAACGCCCTGTAAATCGATGCTTTCCCATTCTTTGACGACCAGAAAATTTACCGGGTCAATCGAGCGCATCGAGAGCCGCCGGAACTTCGTCGTCTTGCGAACCGTCACGTCTACGCCGTCGCCGTCGTCGCTTTCCTCGGCGCTCACGATCTCGACCAGTTGATCGGGCGCGTCGGCTTCCGTCACCTGGGCGAGTTCGAGTTCGTTCAAATCGTTATAGCTACGGGTCCGAATGTCTTCTTCTTCTTCGGCCCATATTCGAAGTATGCCAACCCGCAAAAGTAGCGCGTTGCGGATCGCCTCTTGAATGATCGTGTAGCCGTGGTTGCCGTTGCGGAAATGGTTGTTACATACAATCGTTTCAACGTTGGCTTGGTCGGCGTCGGCCCGCCCCTTCGCTTGGAACTTGGCGATAATGTCGAAGTCGAACGACGGCGTAATTTGCGAAACTGTCGCCTCGACCATATCCGCCACGTCTTGCGAGACGGCGTTCGAGCGGCCGTCGCTTGTCTTCGGTCGCCGCCGGCCATAGTACGAATCGAGCGCGGCTTTCTGGTTGCCCGTGACCTCGGTCGCCTCGAAGAATGTCGAGTTCGATATCTGCGATTCGATCACCCGTTCGAGTGCCTTTTTCGTCATTTGGGCCATTAGGAATCACGCACGGTGTATGCCCTCGGGATAATCAATCGGCGCGCGTCGGCCGAGCGCCGAGCCGCGACGTTCGTACTCGGCAAAAGCGTTTACGCTGGTCGCGAGATCGAGCGACCAGTCGTAAACCGGGTAAGCCGAGAACGTTTGCGCGCTTTCCTCGAACGCGGCGCGTACTTGCCGGATCGCGTCGAGCCCGTCGAGCCCGGCGTCGTTCGAGAACCTCGACCGCGCGAGCATCATTTTCGTAACCTGTACTTCGTCGACGAAATCTTGCCGGCGCGGCATCATCGGCCCCTTCATTCCGAGTTGCCGCATAGCCGACAATCGGAACGGGATTTCCTTCGCGATTACTGAGCGCTTGCCGGCGTGTTGCGAGTAAACGTTCGAGCCGAAAATGTACGGCTTCGATTTGATATCCCTGACCACTTGATCGACGCGCATCTGCTGGTATCGATGCGACGCAATCAAAGTCGGCTCGCGCCCGTCCACTTGCCAGTAGGTGACGCCCATCGCGTCGCCGGCGCATAGCGAAATCGACGTGTGTACCAGTTCGAGCGGTCGCCAAAGATCGCCGGCGAGTATGCGACCGTCGAGGTTGGCTTGCTCGCATTCGAGTTGATAGTAAGCGCCCGGCGCGCCCTGGTCCCAGGAAACCATAAACTCGCGCTCGAATTCGCTTCGCGACATTTCGGCTTTGAGCGCCGCGATTTCGTCGGCCTCGATTACGCCGGTTTCGTACACGTTCCGCGAGAACGACGCCCAATCGGGATTGTCAGAGTTGCCCAGGTCGAACAGCATCGAGAATAAATTTCTTCCGTAGGGCGTTCCCACGAAAAGAGCGCGGCCCTTGGTGTCGGCCAGCATGGGCCGAAACACTTCGCGCCAGCAGCCCGGCGCGATTTGCCCGACCTCATCGAAACAGACTCGATGCGCGGCGCGCCCTCGATGCTTGTCGTAACCGTCAGCGCCGAGCAGCTGCACACGCGCGCCGTTCGGGAACTCGGCGTATAGCTCGCTGGCGTGTAGCTTGCAACCGTCGTCGGCGACCTCTTGACAAAGCATATCCCAGGCGACGGCCTTGGCTTGGTTTCGGAAGGGGCAAACGTAATACGTTCGAACGTTGGGAAGTTCAGTGTTGCGGCAGAACTCGGCGAGCCAATAAATCGCGAGCGCCGTCTTCCCGGCCCGCCTATGGATTGAGGCGCAAACGAACCTCGCGGGCGAGTCGTCGATATCGGTCTGAAATTCGCGTAACAGCAAGCAAGAACCCTTTTAGAATTCGTAACTTACCCTGTTAGCCGGGCATCATGCGCCGAATCGCGCGCAAAAAAAAGCCCGGCGTTTCGGCCGGGCTAGTCCTCTTGGGGGAGGGTTAGTGCGGAAGGTCAGTGTAATACGCCGGCGGCGTCCATTCCACATACGGGAGTTTCGACCACTTCTCGGCATTATCGACCGCGAGCAGAAGCGTTAGATTCTCGGGGCTATGCCGCCCGCCCTTGGAGATCGGCAGCCAATGGTCTACGTCCATTTCGACGCCGTGCGCCAGCCACCACGATTGTTCCGCATATACCGGGAACCCCCGATACCCCGGCGGCGACCCGCCGTTACCCCGTATCATCGCGCGGCGTCGCCCGGCCGCGTGTCTCATTGCCTCGGGGTTGCGGGTCGCCCAATCGTTACTCGCTTGCCGCGCGGCGCATCGTTCCGAGCAAAAGCGGTCCATCGCGCCACGGTTGAACGTCGGGCAGAATTCGCCCGAGTCGCAATCGGGGTTAGAGCAGAACACTGTCGGGAGATCGCAACGCGCGGCCCGTAGCTTCGCGGCTTTCTTCGCGTTTGTCCGGCCGTACTGCTCGGGCTTTCGCTTCCACCAATGCCCGTTGGCCTCGGCGCGAACATAACCGTTTTCGGACGCGCCGCAAATGTCGCCGCAAAAGATACGGTCACGGCGCGTTACCTCGAACGATTCTTCGCAGTTGCGATAAGCGCAAACGCGCGGCGACATAGCCGCAAGCTCAGCTTTCAGCGCCGCCGCGTCGCGGGCGTGACGCCGGCGGTTGCCGGCGTCGATTCCGCATTGCCGCGAGCAATACTTCCGAGCCCGCCCGCCCGTGCCGGGCGCGCGAGGAACGACGACCTTCGAACACTCGGGGTTCCCGCAAATCATGGCGACACCCCCGCCCGTTCCCGCTCCGCTTCTTGATAGCCGACAATAACCGCATCGCCGACGACCCATAGCAAAGCGCATACCGCCATGATTCGAAGCCATCGCCGGCCTATGAGCCAGCCGACGAACACCAGCACGGCAACCGCTAGGAACATCATTGCGAACCCTGCCGGTCGATCATGCAAGCCACGTCGGCCGGGATAACTATCCCTTGAACGGTTGTGCGTTCCTCGCATGGCGGCATCGAAGAACAGCCGCCCAGGAAAGCCAGCGCGACCAGAACAGCGGCCAGCGCCAAGCCAACGTTGAACCACTCCGAGCGGAACGCCCGAACCAACCAGTTCGGGCGGCGGATAACGCCGGGCAACGGAAGCTGTACGAAGTCGCTCGACCTGGGCGGCATTTCGTCGAGCCCCTTTAGCCGGCCGTTCTTCCGCGCAAGCTCGCGCCGATACCAATCTCGATCATTTAAGCTCATCGATCACCCCCCGCATATATGCCGACAAGCTCAAGCCGGCGCGCTTCGCCAGCTTGCGAACTTTCAATTCTTGCTTGGCCGAAATCGTTACGTGCAAATGGGAGTCGAGCCCCTTGTAAGCCGCCTTGCTTTGCAGCCGGCTCACAAATCACCCCCTTCGCTCGCCTCAATGTCGCGGCGAAGCTCGGCGGTCACGTCGGCGAGTTGACCTTCGAGGTTCAAGCCATGCTCGACCGCCTCGGATAGCTCATCTTTGAGGGCGTCGAGTTCGCTTTGCTTTTCGGTCCGGTCGTTCTCGATGTGCTGAATTGCCGAGCCGAGAGTTCGGGCGAGCAGCTTCGCATCGTCGACCGTCAGATTGACCAGCACTTTAGCGGCCGTGGTCGGGCTCAGTTTGAAGGTCAGGTCGACCGGCTCGGGCCACGGCGTACCGTCTTCCTTATCCTCAAAGCCGACAACGCTTACCTCGATACCCGATAGTTCGATTGTCTTAGAAAACATCATAGTATTTACCCTGTTATGCCGAAATGGCGAAGCCATTATGTCATAAATGGGATTCTATGTCATAACAAGAACGTAACAGGCGCTTCGCGCGTGTGTGTGTCTTGTATGTCAATTATTCGGGGAGTAAGGTTGGCGGGTCGTGGGTAGAAGCCTGGGCGACGTTAAACCAAGCCAGGGAATGCTATACGCGGCTCGGTTCGGCCTATCATGATGCGTTGGATTGAGTGTGTAGCTTCGTATCTTCTTACTGTTACCGAACACCCCAACGGGGTTGGGGGAGTTGACCGTAAAAGGTCGGCCGGGTCGGGGAGTAAGAGGGGTCGTAGCTGCCGCTCTCAATTCAACCTCTCAAGCCGACCCACCTTCCGAGAGCAATTCAAACAAGAGCGAGAACACACACACGCCGCGCCAGCGGCTTGATAGGTGTAGACTCGACCTCGGGCTCATGACCCCTCCCGCCGCGCCCCGGCGTCGTAACATACCCTGTGCGGCGTCGGGGCCGGCATCTATACAG